CCGGCGACGATGCATTCATTCCAACTTTGCACGGCATCTTATCTCTAAAATTCTTCATCCATGAGAAAAAAGGTGCAAAGAAGCGACGCATCATAACCATTAGACCGAATTGTCCCGCAGCAAAAACACGGACACGACCATCCTCTAGTTTCGCTTTCTTAATAGGTTCATCCTTAAGGGTCCACTTATAAAGAGTATTTGGCGCTTGACCATCTTCAATCATCCCAATTATATAAAATATATCCTCATACACATCTTTATCTAACATAATACTCTTAGTAGCTGGATCCCCATAAACTTTTTCTCTTTTCTTCTGTCTATATGGAAAGCCACTCGCTGCTTTCAAGTTCATTGGATTCACATTCAAAAGCGAATCCCCATGCAAAGTTTGCTCAGCATTTAAGGGCCCCGAAACTGGTGTCCGACCAGATTGTTCCCAAAGATACTTAGCAAAAAATGGAATACTTTTCGCATACAAGGCAGCAAGTCGCTCACGTTTCTGATTAACCACGGAATCAAGTGCATTTAAATATGAATCAACCCAAACAGTTGTACCATCCATACCCATAACAGTTCTAGATCGAAAATCCACTGCACAGATGTCAGGTATTTTACTCTTATATAAATGACTAATATACGTCTCAGTACACGTAGCCCTCTCGCTTCTCCCCTGATATCCCTTAATAGAACCTATAAATCGAACAGGAGAATCACCAGGATTATAATTAGGGTGCTCAGAAAGATGTAAGCCTCTACTATTGGGCAAAGGCTTATCAAGAACCTCAATAGCAGATTGATGAGAAACTTTCAAAGTCCCATCAGGCATTGGATAATCCTGAACACCACAAGTTAAAATATCCGGCACAAATATAGTACCTATTCCTCGCTTAGGCAATACATGAGCTCCATCAACTCCTCGCAGTATTCCTTCATGAATAGCAACAATGGCAACACGATCCTCTGTTTTATAAATAATAACAGACCCGCTCATACCTGAAATCATATCTTTCTCACAATGATAATATGGAATACCCCTAATGGGATCATAACATACTGTCAAAGGAACACACTCGGCTTCATCACCCACTAACATATATAATGGATGACCGGGCTGATAATTATAAGACCAATCAATATGAGATGATATCCGCTTAAATTCTGAAAAGAATCCATAACCAGGAACTATAACTGTCATATCACGCGGCATATCAAAACACATCGATCTGGCTATAACATACGATTTTACAGTCTTCTTCCCATTAACAAAATAGCGATAGGTTAAAGTAAAATCACGGCTATCAGAAGGTAACATATGTTTATTAATAACTAAGCGCTGGTGTAACATCAAACCATGTCCATAATGTACATTCATATCAGCATCAGTAATAGTTATATAAACTATATTCCTTCTAATCT